TACAGCTTCGGCTATAGCCGCCCGCACAAATCAACAGCAACTTAAAAATATGGTCGCTTCCGAAGACCTAACTCTTGCTCAAAATTACGTTGCTAATCGTCAAAACGAAAAAGTTACGCAAGAAACTCTAAATCTTCGTGAACAGTTCGAACAGCTAAAAGCTAATGCGACTTCTGCAAAGGTCGCTGCCGAACTTGATCAGATGGATTTAAAAATGTTAAAAAATCTACCGGCCGGTGCCCGAATGGCTGCCCGATTCATTAAAGCAAGGTAAATTACCATGAAAACTGAAAAGCATACTTTTCGTACCGCATACTCACCTCAACTCCGGGTCTCTTTCGAGACATCCGGTATCTCTTTAACTAAACAATCCTTCAAAAATGAATGTGATGTAAATAACATTCTAAAAAACTACAATAAAACAGGCGTAATGCCTGAAAACTTCAACCCCGGTGAATACCGGGACCTCGACGGCACCGACTATCAGGAGTACATGCAAACCGTCGCAAGCGCTAACTCGATGTTCGAAGAACTCCCCAGCGCTCTCAGGAAGCGTTTTAAAAACGATCCTGCTCAACTTCTCTCATTCGTACACGATGACAAGAACGTCGCTGAGGCTCATAATCTCGGCCTCTTACGCGACGACTACGACCCATCTCCGATTGTTGTTGAATCTTTGATTCAAGAACCTTCGGAAAACGTGTGAAACACGACACAAAAAGGGGCCTTCATGGCCCCGCAGACAATTCTCTACTTGATGTAATTGTCCGGACTGACAGTATTAACTGGAAAGTCCCTAAAAAACGTGGTTTACTAACCACTCTTAAACACCTATTTACTTACTTAATAAGGAAAACCTATGAAACGTTCAAAAATGTCCCGCAAAAACTCAAAAAAATCCTTTAAAAAGGGAACACGAGTTCATAATAAAAACATACAGGGTACCTCCGGTATAATGCGCGGTGGAATCCGCTTATAATGCCCTGCTACTCTCCTCTTATCGGCTATCGCTCGAAAGAGCTTACGGCTAAAAATAAGAGAAAAATCGTATTCAATTTAAAATACGCTCAAGACGACACCGAGGTCACCATTCCTTGCGGTCAATGCATAGGCTGCCGCTTCGAGAAATCTCGACAATGGGCCCTCCGGTGCGTCCATGAAGCATCCCTCCACGAGGAAAATTGCTTCATCACTCTAACTTACTCACCTGAAAATCTACCTAAAGACAAAAGTCTTAATAAAGTTCATTTTCAAAAATTCATGAAACGCCTACGCTGGCACTACCCAGACGAAACAATCCGCTTCTATCACTGCGGAGAATATGGCGAACAAAATAACCGTCCTCACTATCATGCCTGCATCTTTGGCATGGATTTCCCTGACAAAGTTTTCTATAAGAAAACAAAAGACGGAAACACTCTCCACACCTCCAGTTCTTTGCAAGAAATCTGGGGAATGGGCTTCTGCACCATAGGAGAACTAAACTTCAAAACAGCCGCATACACTGCGCGCTATATAATGAAGAAAATCAACGGCAAACAAGCCGATGAACACTACCGCCACACGGACGAAGTCACTGGCGAACAACACGTAATAATCCCCGAATATACCACCATGTCACGACGCCCTGGCATCGCTGCTAATTGGTATAAAAACTTCAAAACCGATGTCTATCCTTCTGACGAAGTCATAATAAAAGGCATTCCCATGCAACCCCCCAAGTATTACGACTCAATCTTGGAACAAGAGAACCCCTTCCTATATGATGATATAAAACATGACCGGCTTATCAATGCCGAAAAATACTCTAATGACAACACGCCTGAACGCCTACACGTAAAACTTAAAGTAAAACAGGCACAGGCTAAACTATTAAACCGAACCCTTGAGGAAATCTAACCATGTTACAAAAAATATTCACCATCTACGACTCAAAAGCTGAAAGCTACTCAAACCCCGTATACTTAAACTCTACCGGACTAGCAGTCCGCACATTCTCAGACTCGGTACAAGACTCCGAATCTCCATTCGCACAGCATCCCGCTGACTACACATTATTCGAACTAGGCACTTACGATGATTCCAATGCCAAATTTGATATGCTATCAACCCCTAAATCGCTATTTGTAGCGATTGAATTTGTCCAACCAAAGGAATAATACTATGAAATCCGTAATGTCCCACAACTTCAGCCAAATACCCAAGGCTGAAATACAACGATCGTCCTTCGATCGCTCTCACGGCGTGAAAACAACTTTCGACGCCGGAAAACTAATCCCAATCCTTGTCGACGAGGCACTACCTGGCGACACATTCAAACTCAATATGACGGCATTCGCCCGTCTTGCCACACCCATCAATCCCATCATGGACAATATGTACATGGACACGCACTTCTTCTCTGTGCCTATCCGTCTACTATGGGACAACTGGCAAAAATTCAATGGAGAACAAATCGACCCCGGCGATTCCATTGACTACCTAATCCCTACAATCACAAGCCCAGCTACGACTGGCTACACCGAAGGCTCAATGTATGACTACTTCGGAATCCCAACCAAGGTTCCTGACCTTGAACACTCTGCACTATGGAATAGGGCATACAATCTCGTCTGGAACGAATGGTTCCGCGACGAAAACTTACAAGACTCTCTCCCAGTCTCTCGTGGTGACGGCCCCGACGCATCCACCGACTACACCCTTCAACGTCGAGGCAAACGCCACGACTACTTTACCTCTGCACTTCCATGGCCACAAAAAGGCGCAGCCGTTCAACTTCCTCTTGGCACCACTGCACCTGTCAAATATGACAATTTTTCAGGTTCATCTGTTCCTGACAATACTTTCACTGTTGCCGAAGGTGCTACAGGTGCAGATATTCTCGCTTATGGCGCTACCTATGGTGTAAAAACTGACGGCGTCCCAGCCGGTAGTCTTAATAACTTGTTCGCTGATTTATCAGACGCAACTGCTGCAACTATTAACGAACTACGACAAGCGTTCCAAGTACAACGCCTTCTAGAACGTGACGCCCGCGGCGGAACTCGATACATCGAGCTAATAAAATCTCACTTCGGCGTCTCATCTCCTGACGCACGACTACAACGCCCCGAATACCTCGGCGGCGGTTCAACTCCGGTGAACATTACACCGGTTACTCAACAATCTGCCTCTGATGCAACAACTCCTCAGGGCAATCTTGCAGCTTTCGGAACAGCCACACTTAATAATCATGGCTTTTCAAAATCATTTACCGAACACTGCATCATCATCGGCATGGTCTCTGTCCGTGCCGATCTAACCTATCAACAAGGCCTAAACCGTATGTTCTCGCGTTCTACACGCTATGACTTCTACTGGCCTGCTCTATCTCACCTTGGCGAACAATCCATCCTTAACAAAGAAATCTTTGCTGATGGTACCGCCACCGATGACTCTGTCTTCGGCTATCAAGAACGTTATGCGGAATACCGCTATAAACCTTCTACTATCACTTCCCTGTTTCGCTCTAATGCAACAGGCTCGCTCGATGCTTGGCACTTATCTCAAGACTTCGCAGCTTTACCTTCATTAAATAACACATTTATTGAAGACAACCCTCCAATCGACCGTATTGTCGCTGTTCCTTCGGAACCTGACTTCATCTTCGATTCACACATGTCACTACGATGTGTCCGCCCAATGCCTGTGTACTCTGTACCTGGCTTAATTGACCATTTCTAAGGAAATACTATGTGGCCTACTATAATCGGTGGCGCTTTAAGCGCCCTCGGTTCAGTCCACGGAGAACGAGTCTCCGCGGCCTCAACCGCTAAACAAATGCGATTTCAAGAACGCATGTCAAACACTGCCCATCAACGCCAAGTCAAAGACTTACGCGCTGCTGGCCTCAACCCAATTCTCGCTGCTGGCGGCAAAGGCGCCAGCGCACCAAGTGGAGCCTCTTATCAGGGCGACACACAAAAGGGTGCAAAAGCTACAGCTTCGGCTATAGCCGCCCGCACAAATCAACAGCAACTTAAAAATATGGTCGCTTCCGAAGACCTAACTCTTGCTCAAAATTACGTTGCTAATCGTCAAAACGAAAAAGTTACGCAAGAAACT